GCCGACGCCGGGTACAAGGTCTTCGCCCTCAACGACGGCATGGCCGAACTCGACCTGGTCGACCAGGAGGGCGAAGAGGCCATGGAAGAGGAGAAGATCACCATGGAGGTGGACCTGGACACGGGCGAGGTGACAGAGAAGCCCACCTTGTCGGCCGTCCCCGACCTGCCGGTCACCTACACCCGTGAGGAACTGGAGGAGATGGACCTCACACAGGTGAAGGCGCTGGCCGCTGAGCGTGGTATCACGCTGCCGCCGCGGACCCGCTTCCCCACGTACATCAAGGCCCTCCTCGGTGAGTTGACCGACACCACTCCCGAGGCCGAGGTCACCGACGCCGAACTGGACGAGCTGCTGGAGGCCGAAGAGGCGATCGAGGCCGAGGCGATCACGGCCACTGACCTGTTGCAGGAGTACCAGGAGAGCCTGGACAACCGACCCCCGCCGTCCACCACGTTGACCGGTTCGGCCATGATGATCATCGTGGCCAATGGGCATGTGACCAGCCGTGTTATCACAGCGGAAGAAGCTCATACCCTGCTCTCCATGTAGTAGGTTGGGCGCTCCCCAAGCGTGCTTGCCCAAGCACCAGGGGTTGGAGATCCGCCCTCCAAGGTGGGAGTGGTCGGGACCCCGCCTCCCGACCCCCCACCACTCAGAGTTCGTCGGTGACGGTGATCGTGGCCAACACCTGAACCGCCATCGGTTGGGTCGGAACGTGGGCATGCAGCCGGTCGGTGCAGGTGACCGTCACCCTCGCCGCCACCACCATTGCCCAGCTCGATGATATGACAGCAGTGGTGGGGTTCACCGAGTACGACACGCTGGGAAGTACAGCCGTCGTGACATCGAGGACCGGTGTCTGGGGGTCCCCCGAGAAGAGGACATCGTCGTGGCAGGTCACCGGGGTACCGGCCGGTATCCACTGGTAGACCAGGCCCTGTTGGCGGGCCTCCTCGTCGGTGATCACGTCGGGGGTGGCCCCTTTGACCACGTCCCAGGCGAACAGCCGCCCCTTGACCCCGGCCCGGTGGTTGATCCAGCAGGAGTAGCTGGCGTTCGGCCGGTTACCGTACCAGGAGTAGTCGCCTTCGGCCCCGAAGATCGTCTCCCCGTCGAAGTAGTCCCAGTCGCTGTAGTTCTCGGGCAACAGGCCCGGTTCGACACAGACGTGGTCGATATCGAGGTATGTGCCGTTCGTCTCCAGCCTGAGCATGCCGCTGTTCACGTCGGTGATCTTCCGCAGGCTCCGCACCTTCCGCCAGGTGTTGGAGAGGAACCAGTCCTCGTCGTCAGGCCCCCAGTCGGTGATGGTCTGTTCGTAGGAGGCGGGGAAGGTGATCAGCCCCACCTTCAACTCGCCGTCGCCACGGGCCTGGAACTGGATCGTCCACCCTTCGGGGACCTCGCGGCGGATCATCATGGGGAACTGGTTGGACTCCAGCACCCCTGGTGTCACACCACCCGAGGTGAAGTGGCCGTAGAAGCTGCCGCCCCCGACACCGGGGGCGTAGCCCGAGGCTCGGGCCAGTGTCCCCCCGGTGTTGACACGCCAGAAGCGGGTGTCCACTTCGAACGACGGGTTGGCGAGCATGTTGATCCGCTGGGGGAACATCCAGACGTGCTGGGTCTTGGCCGGTTCGAAGTCAGGGGTGCCCCGGAACAGGACGATCTCACCTTCGACCGGGTGCGCCCGTGTTCCAGCCGTTGCGTTGTCGATGTCCCAGCCGAAGAAGTCCCTGGTCCCCGAGGTGCCGACACCCAGGTTGGCGTTGATCTGGGCGGTGATCCCGTCCTGGGTGTTGATCACCGTGGCGCCAGCGAACGGCCGGTTGGTGACGAAGGCCAGCTTGTTGGTCATCGGAACGTTGGGGCCGATGTATTCGAAGGCGATCGCCGCCACCAGCGAGTCGTTCCAGGTGCTGGCCATCATCACCGGGTTGTCCCGGATCACGTAGCGGTTGGGCAGGTCGTCCGCCGTGGCCACGGTGAAGTTGGCCGGTGACGGCGTCAGATAGTTGCCCCAGCCCAGCTTGTTGGTCAACTCGGCAATCGTGGTGAGAGTGAGGTACCGGCTGTCGTTCGGCTCAAACTCCGGGGCCACTGGGAACAGGTACATCTTGAACGTCGAGCCGTTCATCATCGTGGGCGTGGTCTTGAGCGCCAAGGTGAAGATGTCGGTGAAGAATGCGGCCATCAGTCCTCCGGAGCACCCATGACGAAGCCTTCGAAGGGCGGCGATGTGGTCGGGGCGCCGATCAGTTCCGAACCCAGGGTGAGGTACTTGTCCGGAGCGATGCGCGACACCGTGGCTGGCGAACCCAGGAGGTAGAAGCTGGCCCCCGAGAGGTTGACCTTGCGAGAGATGGCCCCCACCGCCGCTGGACGGCTGGAGAAGTGGACGGCGGGCACGCAGAACACGGCGTTAGTCGGGGCCTCACCGATCACGTTCCACTCCTTCCAGTTGGTGTCGAGCGGGGCGATCTTGCCGTCCTTGGTGATCGAGATCAGGTCGTCGGGCTGGCCCTCACCGGAGAACCACATCAGCCAGGTGTCGATCAGGCCCGCCGCCTGTTCGTGCTGGAGCCAGACCGAGAAGCCGTAGATGCCCTTGGGAGTGACGTGAATGGCCGACTCCCTCGGCGTGATGTGGCGGGGCTGGTCGGTGATGGGCAGGTTGGCGTCGTCCAGCGGGTAGGCGGTGCCGTCACCGATGGTGAGCACCACGTCGATGAGGGCGTCGGAGTCGTCGGTCCACACCGACGCCGTGCCCCGTCCGTAGGTGCGGTTGTTGGAACTGGGGGGCGGGACCTGCTGGACCGTGTTGACGTGGAGCACGACCTTCTCCGGAGCGAGCGCCGTCACCGGAGGCGTCTGGGTCGATAGCGAGGTACCAGTGTGTAAACCGGCCCAGTGTCCAGGCCCCTCGAAGAAGTCACTGTCATCAGGCAATAGCAGCAGGTTGCTGCTGCCGGTCACGCCGCACTCGCACTTGGAGACGGCCTCGACCACCTTCTCCAGACAGTTCTGGGTGCCCCTGATCGAGTAGAGATAGCCCATGTCGGCCAGCAAAGCCCGGTATCGAACGTCCCCGATACCCGCCTCATACGGCAAGTCGAAGTTCGGTCCCAGCCGACGCAGCAATCGCATCGGCGCGAAGTCGATCCAGTACAGCTTCTGCCACGACTCCACGTACTCCCGCGTCGTGTCCAGGTCGAAGCCGAACACCTTGAGGAACCGGCGCAGGTCGCCGCCCTGTTCGTTCTGCTGGTCGTCCACCCACCTGTAGTACGGGGGCAGGGCGTTGAACAGGTGGTCGGAGTGGCCGTAGTTGCGGGGCACCAGCGACGATGACACCATCGAGCGGTACCACCGCCGACCGGCCTGGAAGAACAGGCTGTAGTAATACCAGTAGCCAGAGGGCAGACCCGTGTGCGACCCCTTGGGTGGCCCCACCATGTCGTAGACATCAGCGAAGGTGATCGACCCGGTGGGCTGGCCGTTGGGGAAGACCTCGGACTTGGTCATCCGGTGTACGACCTGCCCGTCCGTGACGGTGATCGGGTAGCCGAAGGCCGAGCGCACGATGGCTGCCTGGTACCAGTTGTCGGTGAACTTCTCGGGCAGGCCCCACTGGATCTGCACCGTCTCGTAGTCGTAGACCCTGGTGAACAGGATGCCCTTGCCCTGGATGACCTCGGGGGCGGCGACCTCCACCGGGAAGCGCAGCGCCGTCTTCTCGACAGCAGCACTGGTCGAGCCTCGGACGGTGTCACCGCCCAGGATGTCACGCTGGACGGTGAAAGCCGGGTATCGATACCAGCGGGCCGGATCGTCCTGATCAGACTGCGGCCACCACGGCCGCTCCAGGCTGGGCTGGACCAGGATCAGCTTGGGGGTGGACGCATCCCTGGTGACCGTCGCCTGGGTGACAGGCGTAGTGGCGGGCAGGGAGACGGCGAAGCTGGTGGCGTCGAAGGTGATGCCCCGCAGGTCTTCGTTGGCGTCGAAGCGCAGCACCGGAACATCGTTGATGTTCTCCTGGACGAAGTGGATGCGCCCGTCGAGCGGGGTGGGACCGGCCGACGCCGACACCCCGATGTTGAACGGCGTCGAGTTGGCGACGTTGACCACCGTCCCGGCGTTGGTGCCGAACACCTCACCCAGCACGCTCCACTGCGGGTCGACCTTGTCGAACGAGTACCAGTACTCCAGCTTGGCGTTGGCCACGGTCAGCTTGGCCCGCAGCCACAGGTCGATGTTGGCGAACAGGTTGGGGAAGATGGCTGAAGCGACGTTGCCGATCGGAGAGCCGCCAGCGTTGTTGACGAACATCGTCACCTTGAGATCGGTGCCGATGACCAGCCGCGCTGCGTTGGACCCCCACCCGAGCAGGGTCTGGGCAGCCGACGTGTCCATGCGGAAGCGCACGATCCACTCGACGGTGTTGACCGTGCCGATCAGCGCCGTCCGGTCGATGTGGACGTAGTTGCCAGCCCTCCCAGGGGTGTCGATGTACCCAGGGGCAGAGATCGGATAGGAGAGGCCGGTGTCGGTCATGAGGAAGCTCGCAGACGGCGTTTGCGGAGCTTCTCGCGCTCCAGCTTGCAGGTACGACAGCGACGGTGCTTGCCGTACGAGTTGGGCAGCGTGTTCTCAGACGTGAACTGATGCCCATGGATGCAGTGGGTCTTCATCTGCTGTCCGTTCCGCCCCCGTAGAGCGATTCGCTGGAGATTGACTCCCTTGGGCACGATCTCCAGGTGGTCCGAGTTGATGCATGACCTACGACAGCACAGGTGATCTGTCTCCATCCCCGCTGGCCGAGGGCGTCCAGCCAATGCCAGTGTCACAACGTGCATCCGCTCGACCTTGCCGTTCCAGAACCCTTGGGCGTAGCCGTGAGAGAGCGAACGCTGCCAGACCCAGCATCTCGTTCTCACCTCACCCGTCAAGGGCCTCATCAACTTCACCTTTCCATCGAAATACGGTGGCAGATCCCGGAGTTTCATGCACCGGAACATACCTCTAGCTATTAGCAAGGCCCCCGTCAGCCGTGACCCACAGGCCGTCGTGGGTGCGCTCGTCCTCGGTGTACCCGGCGGCGATCCAGGGAGCGGCGATGCCCTCCGTGCTCGTCGTCACGGCCAGAGAGCCGCCACCAGTGACACCGCTGCCACCGAGGGTGGCCTGGGCCACGTTGCCGTAGCTGATGGCATAAGTCAGCGTCACCGCCGCCGTGTGGGCTGGCCCTCCGGACACCGACACCTTGTTATCGGGGAGAGCCACGTTGATGGCTGCCTTGATGTCAGCCGCAGTGGAGTTGTGGGGGAGCGCTGCTGTAGTCGCCGCGAGCAGGGTGATGGTGAAGGAGCCACCCGAGATCGTGCCCGAAGGCGTGATCACCTGGACCTCCGACTTGGCCTCGCTGTCCTCCACCTTCTCGGTCGGCTCGATGCGGGGGATCTTCAACTCGTTCGTCTCGATGTCGGAGATGTCACCGGAGGCTTCGGGCGATGGCGAGTACGAGATCAGTTCGACCCCCACGATCTCCTCGTCAGCCGGGGGCAGAGCTACCGACGACGCCGTCGAGCGCACGGTCATCTGGTACCACGTCGTGTTGTTGACCGGCGTGGCCGTGATCACCAGGTCCCAGTACGACAGCGGGTCGGCTGCCGAACGCTGGATGACGATGTGGTCACCGATCTGCAACAGGGCGAGGGTCGCCGCCCGGTCCACGACCACGTTGTCGAGGGTGCTGAGGGCGATGATGGTCGGCGTGGTGGCGTTGTTGAGGCGGTAGTGGTTGTTGCCGGGGTTGGCCATGGTGGTGACGTTGTCGAACTTCCAGGCGCTCTTGAGGTACACCTTGGTGATGCTCCCGGAGGTGGCGCTCCCGGCCACGGCACCGGGGTAGTCGATCGTCGGCACCCCGGTGGAGAGCCACCGCAGCTCGGCCCAGGCAACGCCTTGCACGGTGAGCACGGTGCGATAGATATCGCCCATCGATATACGGGTACCGAAGTCCACCACGTCATAGGAGAGGTACTTGTGCAACACCGCGTCGACCTGCTCACGCACCGACGACCGGTTGTACGTCTCGACCACATGCACGTTGACCCTGATGTAGATGTTGGTCCACAGGTCGTCGGTGTCCTCAGGCCCGACGAACACCGCCGAGCCGATCAGCATCTTGTCCTGCATGTACTGGGTGACCTCGGCGCAGAGTGCCTTCATCCCCCCGGCATCGAGGTCGCCCTTCTCGGTGGAGGGGGCGATCCGCACGTTGACCGACGTGTAGACCGTGCCGTAGGCCACCGACTTGCTCACCCCCGGCACCTGGACGGCCAGATCGCCGTAGTCAGCAAGTGTCACGGCCCGGTTGCGGATGCGGGCACCGGCTCGGGGGATGGAGTACTTCATCGACTCCACCGTCTCGGGGTCCGAGCCGCCCAGTGGTGAGATGTCGTTGCGGACAGACACGTCGGTGATGTCAGTGTTGGGCGGCGGGATGATGACGCTCAGGTCTTCGGGCTGGACCAGGTTGGCCGCTGCTCCCGCGCCGTAGCGGTAGTTGGCGTAGACCTCCGAGTTGACAGAGGGGATGCGGCCCACGGCGTTGTCTCCGAACACGACGTGGGTCAGGTTCTTCTCGTCGCTGTAGGTGGTGAACACCGGCTGCGTCGGCCGTGCCAGGGACAGGTCGGTGACCGAGGACCAGGAGATCACCTGGAACCCCTCCTTGGTGGAGATCTCCACCGTCCCGTAGACCACACCGCTGTCGGGCAGGGTGAAGTTGGTGTTGGGCGCTCCCGCAGCCACACCCAGGAAGACATCGCGACGGGTGATGCCCTCGGTGGCGAAGCACTCGATCGGGTCCTTCGTCCCTTCGCCGTCACCGGGGGTGACGGTGATCTCCTGCTGCGTTTCGAACACGACGAGAGTGTTGGAGTTCTCCGACTGGTTATGGATACGCGTGCCCTTGGGCAGCTTGACCGGTGGTAGCTGGGTATCACCGGCTTGGGTGGCCATAGAGAAGTACAGGGTGACGCTGGCGGCGTGCTGGCCCATGGGCTTGTAGCCGAGCATGTCAGCGATGTACATCACCGATTGGGGACGCATGGCCGTGGTGAGGAAAGCCTCACTGGCAGTGCGGTCGATGTAGAAGTTGAGGGTGTCGCCCATGTAGGCGAACAACTCCAGGATCAGGGTGCCGAAGTCGACGCCATCACCGAGGGTGTTCCACTCGGGGAGGATTCCCGAGGCCAAGCCGACCAACTGTGCTCTGATCGATGTGTAGTCCCTGCTGGTGTAGTCGAGGACGATGGGAGTCTTGGCGCTCTCCTCGTCCAGTGTGACAAGGACGCCGATGTCGGACATTACGTGCCTCCCACGATCTGCTGTTCTCTGTTGACGAACTCGGACCCGCTGACCGGGACCGACAGCGCAGCCACCGCTCCGTACTTGGAGGACCGGTACTTGATGTTGATGTAGACGGTGGAATCGGGGCTGGAAACGTCGATCGTCACCTCCAACACCTCTGCTCGGGGAACCTGACCCTGGAGACGGCGCAAGATTATCCCTTGGGAATCATGACGTGTCAGCTCATCACGGGGGTCGAACAGTGCCGACTGGATATCACAGCCGTGGTTGGGGCGGAAGACCCTCTCACCATGGTTGGTCATCACCGAATCGATGATCTGACCACGGACTACCTCATCGTAGGTCTGGGTCTGGCGCACCTTTCCGTTGGAGAAACGGAAGGGGAACATGATGGCGATGGGGGATATAGGGGTACTCATGCTGTAGCTACCTGTAGTGCTCGGTTAGCCCATGATGACACCCACTTCTTCGACTCCAGGGACAAAGAAGGACGGGGCCTCGTAGGGGGGTACTCCCAGAAGGGCTTGTAGCCAGCGAGAGTGGAGTAGTACTGATTCTTGGGGCGGGTCAGGAGGAGCTGGGTCTGGTACTGCTGGCGGTCGGCCTGATGGACGACGGAGCGTACGAACCAGCGCCCATCGGTCTTGACGAACCGATACCTGGGTTTGGCCGTCATGATGTCGACACACTGACCTGGGTAGATATCCGCGTCGCCCCAGATCCTGGCCACGGCGTGCTGTTGCCAGCCCTTGAGGGAGCTGTCGGCCGCAGCGATGTACGACTGGGCCTCGACCTGGTCACGGATCGTCTGGGGGAGGAAGCGGTAGGTGGTGAAGGTCCCGGTCTGGGCGGCGACCTGCACCTCGTTGGCCGTCGTGAAGTAACCGAACTTGGCTCCCAGGTTGGACTGGATGACACCTGACTCCTGGGTGGCCTGGAACTCGATGAGGTTGCGGTCGTCATCCTCGGGCTTGTCCTGGCCCGAGACGAGGCGGGTATAGCTCCCGCATTCTGCGAAGAGCTTGACCGGGTCGTGGAACTGCACGACCCCGAGCCGGTTGGTGACGATCCACCCGATCTGGGTGGCGAAGGCGTTGACCTGCTCCCAGTCACTGCGGTCCACCTGGGCCAGGGACCTCCAGATGTTGGGCTGGGTGTGCCCGCAGACACCGAGCAGGTTGCGCTCAACCAACGCCGCCATCGCTGAGGTCACCGTGGTGTTGGTCCAGAACTTCGGCATCGCCTCGGACATCACCTTGGTCACCCCGAGGATCGACAGCGTGAAGCTCAGCGACCCCTGGGACTCCTGCTCGTCGGTGACCGTGGTGATGTAGCCGAAGAAGATCGTCGTGCGCGGGGGCACCCCGTAGTAGAAGCTGATCGGCTGGTCCACCAGGTCGTCGGTCTTCTCCAGCGTCTCGGAGATGCACGACAGGACGGCCTGGTCGTGCTGTCCCTCCGACGAGCTGACCTGCATCTCGACAAGGGTGACATCGAGGTCGGCACCGTTCACCGCAGGCTTGGAGACGGGAACCTTGCCACGGGTACTCCTGGCATCAACCGTGGTCGAGAGGGCCACTGGTCACTCCGGTATCCGCAACTGGTCGCCCATCTTCAAGTCGAGTGGGTACCACACCTGGGGGTTGGCGGCGGCGATGTCGGTCCAACGCTTGGGGTCCTCGTAGATCCGGAAGGCCAGGAACGGCATGTTGTCCAACTGGGTGGCGAAGACCGACACGTTGGTCAGATACCGTGGTGATACCACCCAGACGTAGAGGGCCTCTCTCGCCTGGAGCCGCAGCGTCAGCGAGGTGAGGCCCAACTCCCCTTCCAGCAGGGGATAGCCCCACTCGTTGTAGAGGTGGGCCTTGCAGAAGATCCGTTCGGCCACCTCGTAACGGGAACCGGAGGAGATCACGGTGCAACCGTGTCGTTGGTGGCGTTGGCAGCCATGCTGCCGCCGCTGGTGAGAGGTCGGATGCAGTAGTTGTAGGAGTCGGGAAGAGTGCTGACCGTGTAGTCAGACGACCCCACACCGAGCGACGTACTCTTGGCGTGGAAGAGCTTGATGCTGTCCCCCGACACGGCCTCCACGAAGGCGACGTGGTTCTCGCCCTGGACGCTCCCGTCACCGACCACCCGGAAGATCAGGTCGCCCTTCTGCATCACCTTGAGTCCCGCCTCGCGGGTCGCAGAGCCAGAGAAACCCCAGACCTTCTGCGCCGCCGTCGAGTCCCTGAGGCCACCCCACATCGTGTAGGTGGACGGTGCCCACACACTGCCCAGATGCCCACCCGTGGGCCACTTAGGCCAACCCAGTTGCTCTGACTGGTTCGTCTCTGCGAACCCGGCCCACACCAGAGACGAGCAGTCGGCCTGTGCCCACAGGTTCATCCGGTTGGTCTTGGTGTACTGCGTGTTGTACTTGGCCGCTTGGGCCTTGGCGTGGTCGACCGCCGACCCGTTGCCTGTGCCGCTGGCCTGGGCCGAGAAGTTCTGCTGATTGAGGATGAGCGTGTTGAGGGCCTCGTCTACCGACGCCCACTCCACGTCGGTACGGGTGAAGGAGACGACGGCCTCCTCCTGCTCCTCGGTGCTCACCCGTGCCGCTGCGGCGAGCGCCTCGGGCTGGAAGTCGGGGATGGTGACGGTGGGCGGGCCAATCCGCACCGCTCGCATGGTGATGGCGATCACCATGCGGGTGGGGATCATCCGGTGGGTGAACTTGATGTAGGAGATCGAGGCGTTGATCGGCCGACCGGTCACCGACAGGTTGGGGGAGAACACCACGGTGATGTCCTGCGCCCCGATCAGCATCAGACCGTTGTCGGGGATGCCCACAGGGTTGGTGCCGACCTGGTCGTCACGGACGCCCCGGACCACCTTGTCGAAGAACTCCTGGTCGACGAAGACTCCTGCGTTGTCGGCGTTCATCGCCTCGTTCTGGCGGTCGAAGAACAGTTCGAAGTTGAAGTTGAGGATCGCTGGCGGGGCCACCAGGTTGCCCGACTGGTAGATGGTGTTGAACGGGTCGAGGGCACCCTGGTCGAGGTAGTTGACATACTCCCGCTGGATGGCGGGAGGGTTGTACATGAAGTTGAGGCGGCAACTGCTGTTGGGGTCGTTGGTATCGTGGTATGCCCGCCTGATGAAACCTCGCAGCAGCCGAGCTGGCCGTCCCCCGGCCTCACCGAAGTCGAGGCTCTCGATCAACTGGCCCGCCGCCATCGAGAGGAACGGTGGATTGGCGAAGTTGCCGCCCCCCGAGATGTTGTTCCACAACGACTCGGCCGGGAGGCTGCCAGGGGTGCTCGTCTCAAAGAAGCCGGGGATGGCCGCGTCGTCGTAGGGATAGGCCCCGGTGAAGTTGTACCGGCTGGGGTTGACCAAGCCCAGGGGGAAGAACTCATACGGCCCTACCGTGCCGGGAGTGGGTGTGCCACGTCCGGTGGTCGCTGGTGTGGCGGTGTTGACCATCAGTTCGCCCTCTCCATGCGTCCACGCATCTCCCGCTCCAGATGGTCAGCGATCTGGGACGCGGCCCGACGCACGTCGATACCGGAGTTACCGCCGCCACCTCCGTTGATGACGAAGGTGTTATTGAACGACATCCTCGACCCACCGATGCGGACACTGCCGCCACCGCCGTAGCTGTCAATGTCACCGAGGCCCGCCTCATGCACGTAGGCGGTGGCCGCGTTGACATCAGTACCATCACGAGGGTCATCGCCCCGGTACGGACCCCAGGCGTAGAAGGGGGTCGAGTTCTCATGGGCCATCGCGTAGGCGACCCTGAGGTTGGTGTTCGGGTTGAAGAGTTCCTCGTTGTTCTTCAAGCCGTAGGCCGCTCGACGGGCGGGGCCGAGGTTGCCGAGCATGTTGATCTGGAACAGGCCGTAGCTGAGATCCCCCGTGCTGAGGTTGTCGTTGAACGCGTCGGGTCGGAAGTGCGACTCACGACCGGCGATGGCCACCGCAGTGATCAGGTCGTTCCCCGTGAAGCCCGCCCTGTTGGCCAGGATGGCGACCATGGCGCCATCAGACAGGCCGGTCGAGGACAGACCCAGTTGCTGCATGGCCTGGACCAGGGTGACGTTGCCCACCCCCCCACCTTCGGAAGCACCCGCCGTGGCTGACTGCACCCGCCTGATGATGTCAGCGAGTTCCGTCCCGCCCCACTTCCCTCCGAGATCGTATTTACCTGCGGCGAGGAGCTTCCCCGTCGTGTCTGCACCGTACTTCGCCTCGATCTCCGCGTCGGTCGGCCCCGTGCCCCCGCCATGTTGCGGTGAGAGCATGGTGAAGAAGGCGGGGAAGATGGAACCGATGTCTTCGAAGGAGATATCAGACGAGAACAGCTTGGAGAGCAACCCTCCGAGACCAGCGTTGGATTCCGAGCCTGCGTCACCGATACCACTCATGCCGACATGCCACGGCTCCCCATGCCTGGCCCCCGACTGGAGGCCGAACTTGCGGGCGTTGGCCATGATCCAGCCGTACTCGCTGGCCGGACCGAGATCAGCAGCGAGTCCACGAGTATGAGCAGATGACTTCCCCGATACCCGGCTATAGCCCTTGCCCCTGAGGTTCCGCTGTGTTACCTCATCACGCCGTCCTGAGTTCATCCGCAGCCGAGGGTTGGCCCGCATCATCGCGCCAACCTTCTTGTTCATGTCTGGATGGAGGCCCATCGCTGTGGTCCCGCCCATGGCTCCCCACCCAGTGTCGCCCACATCGCCACCAGCGAGAATCTCTTCAAGGGCCGTGATAGAACTTAACGTAGTACCAGTGCCAAGGCTTCCTATGATGTCTGCGAACTGTGTTCCCAAATTGCCAAAGATGGCTCCTTCGCCAAAGAGATTGCTGATCAGGTTGAACCCAGTGGTGCCGTAGCCAATCCCTGCCCCCACGATCGAGCCGAGGACCCCCGAGTTCTCCAAGAACTGCATGAGGAACTCTTCCATCGTGTCAGGGAGATTGGCGATCGTGCTCGTGATAGCCGATTTCCTCACCGTACTGTTGATGAAGGAGGCCATTGCCGTGTTGAAGTCGGCGTTGGCATTCTCTCGCTGGCGGTAGGGGCCGCTCAGGCTGGTGGCCATTTGGAACTGGCCCTTGGTTGTTGCCGACACCGCCTTGGATCTCTGAAAGGCGAGGTTGCTCGACTGCGCCTCGATCGCCATGACCCCGCCGCCCGTGTTGTTCTGGGTCTTCGCCTTGTTGAGGGCGTAGTTCCACCAGGCTTCCTTCATGTCGGGTGGCACACCGTTGATGTCCAGCCAGGCGTCGATGTTGGAACCGGGGAACTGCTGAGTGATCAACTCGGGGTAGGTGAATGGTTGGCCCCGCTGGGCACCGAACCGTTGTGTCTCCAGGTAGTTGAGAATGCTCTCAGCCCACTGAGATACCGTCTTCTGGGCACCTCCCTGTCCGATCATGCCGAAGGCCCCGCCCGACATGAACAGTGACCGCTGTTGAGCGGCGGTGTTGCCAGCGAAGGAGCCGAGCGCACCAGCCAAACCAGGCAGACTGGCACCAGGGTACATGTTGGCCAACTCGGCGGTACCCCGGAAGAACCCCTCGGTCCGAACACCAGGTTGAGGTTGGCCTGTGGGGGCACCGAAGTCGTACATGGCCCCGAACTGGCGAGCCGTGGCGAACGTCTGGGCGATCTCGTCGGCGGTGCCCCGCAGACCGTAACGTCCTCCTGACGACCTCATCTGCTGGCCGAGGACATCGAGCATCCGTCCCCCCGAAGCGCCAGTGGCGTACTGCATGCCGCTCAGGGCCGAAGAAGCGTTGTACGCCAACTGTCGGTTGGCCGAGATCGTGGACTGCATGAACCGCAGGGGGAACATGGAGATGTCGTGGCTGAAGTCCCCGGCGATGCCGTACTCCAGAAGGCTGCCGATTGACTGACCGGCTGGGCGACCACCCTGCATCTGGGAGAAGAGGGTCTTGAGTGCCGTGGACGCGGTGTTGGCCCCGCCAGTCAGGTTCTTGAAGATGTTGCCGACCTGGGCACCGGCACTGGACGACGATCCGCCGAGGGCACTGAGGGCCGTCTTGAGGCCCTGGATCTCACGGGTGAGGTCACCGATGGCCCGAGCCGCGTCGGCCAGTCCCGGCAGGGGGATGGCACTGCCGAAGTTGGGAGGAGGCGGCGGTTGGTTGGTGGGATTGTTAGACATTCCGACGCCTCTCTATTCTCCATCTCACCATTGCCAGGAACCAGTCCCGTTCCCGGTAGCTCAGCCCTCGTATCTCACTCAGCCCCCAACCGGGGTAGTTCTGGGCCAGCACCTCGTAGCTCAGGAACAGGCCCTGATAGTCACGGACGAAAGAAGTCGAGCCAGCCGAACTCGACCTGCTGCCCCTCCCCGCAGCCAATGCACGATACGGACGCTTTCAGGTCCACTCTGGGCTGCTTCTCGGACATCTCGGCCAGCAGTCCCTGACGGTCACGCATGGGCAGGTCCCGTGCGAAGCCGGTGGGGTCGACCACCACGTCACCGTTGACCGACACGATGCAGTTGGACAGCAGGAGGGTGTTCATCTCGGCCAGCGAGGCCCCCTCCTTCCGCAACATCGCCGCCTGGTCGAAGCCCGTCGACAGGCGGTAGGCCAGGCGCAGGTTCCGCGAGGTGATGTACTCGTACTCGTTGCGGATCTCCTCGTCCCCAGCAGTCAAGGGGAAGTCCTTGCTGAGGGTGACGAGCAGGTCCTGTGAGACACCACACTTGTCACAGGTCAGCGGGAACTTGCGCTCGTCGCCGTAGGTCACCCTGGCGATGGCCAGGAAGAGGGCGTCCCGCTCTCCGGTGAGGAGTTGCCGCAGATACCCCTGCCGTTCCGGCAGTGGTAGAGAGGTGAGGTCGACATCACCCATCCGCACGACCCCTCGGGCCAACAGGAGGTCGTATGTCTCGTCGGCGCGACGGAGACGGCCGAGGGCCTCCTCATCGACACCGGTCAGTTCCCGTACCTCGATACGGGTCTGCCGCTTCCCGCCGAGCAGGACGCCTCTGGGGAGGTCGACCAGGACGTTGCCTGGTTCCTCGACTCGGGGGACCTCCCCCACCATGACTTGCTTGGCCGCTTCGATGTCAGCTTCAAGATCACGTTGTCCAGACGACGTTGGCAGGATCTCTGTCACGCCACTCACGATGTTTGATACCTCCGTATGGGATTAGGCCGGGGCGTTGTAGCCAATGGCGTCGGCCTGACGCGAGTCGGCGTTGCCGAAGAACACGTCGAAGCCTTCGTGATGCACCGTCATCTGGTGGATCATGATCTCGTTGGCCTGGGCGTTGAGGCCGCTGAACCCGACCGAAGCGGTCCAGCAGTTGTAGAACTTGAAGGCCATCAGCGACCCGGCGTAGGGCTGTCCGGTATCGGACATCGACGCCGCACCTGAGGTCACCGGATGGGACATCACCCGCACCACCAGCATGTAGCGGTACTGGTCGATGGCTCCCGAATCGGCCATGGCCAGGGTGCCCGAGCCGTGCTGGACGCTGAACATCCGCTTGGCCAGGTCCCACATGTCCCTCTTGTCATAGAACACGCCCGATGCCATGGTCAACGGAGCGAAGTCCGTCTGCCCCGGCAGCTTGTGCGGCGTGGTGTTCTGTCCACCCTCGCGATAGGGCACCATGTCGGTGTTCATGGCGATGCCTTCCACCGACATGAACCCCATGTTGCCGAAAAGGGTGCCCTGGTGTGAGACGGCTTGGACGTTGAACTTGAAGTTCCGAACAGGGTCGGAACGGGCAGTGGTTTCCATGTGTTACCTCCTGTTCAGAAGCTCGTGTTGGCTTCAGTGATGAAGTCAGCCGAGTTGACTTGTGTGATCTTGATGATGATGAACTCAGCGGGGTACTCCAGGGCCACACCGACCTCCATCAGCACCGCACCTGAGGCGATGATCTGAGGAGTGTTGAGCGAGGCGTCACAGCGGACGTAGTACGCCTGCTGCTGGTTGACCCCACGCAGGCCCCCCCGCTCCCACAGCGGGCGCAGGATGTTGTCGGCCGTGATGCGGAGGCTGGACCACAGACGCTCGTCGTTGTTCTCGAAGATCGCGTACTGGGTCGAGCGGCGCAGCGACTCCTTGACGGCGATGAGCACCCGGCGTCCCGAGACGTACTTGTCCGGGCCGTAGCCCTTGCGGGTGCGGGCACCCATGATGCACATGCCAGCGCCGACCACCGGCCGGATGACGTTGATGTTGGCCTGATTGATGTCGCCCAGTTCGGTGTCGGTGAACTTGGTCTGGACGCCGACAGCGTTGGCGATCCCGGCGATGATCCCGGCCGGTGCCCGCTGCACACCGATGGTGGCGTCGAGGCGGGCGATCACGCCGAGGACGGCACCTCCCGGTGGGATGGCGATGATCTCGCCCACACGGTGGGGGGCCGGGTTGGGGATCATGATCCACGGCCCGTACGACACGGTGTAGGAGTCGCCCGTGTTGTCCTTGAGTTCGTTCTGCATCTTCCCGGCATAGGTCGAGGGCGGAACGCTCGGCCCGCGGGGAGGACACCCGTCGTGGTAGGACATGATGTCCTCACGGTCGGGGAAGATCGTCCGGGGGGACACCACGAAGGACTTGAAGCTCGCCTCGGCGTCGTCGGTGTCCATCGTGCCTGCGTCTTCCAGGTAGCCGCAGATGTTGAGGTTGAGCGGTCCCTCGATCTGGGACAGCACCGCAGCCGAATCGCCCATCTCGTTCTCGGAGGACACGTAGGGGTCGACCCCGTTGATGAGGAAGATCGGATCGCCGGGGTTAGGAGTACCCACTGTCGGAATCGTGGTGTGGGCGTCGTTCACGTCGGTGATACGGATGTATCGGCTGCCCGCCCCTGTGCTGGGGTTGTTGATAGCAACATCGACCCGCTTGGTGCCAGGCACGTCACCGGTCATCGACAGGCCGCTGAACGCCTCGACCACCTCGCTCTGGCCCTGGGAGTTCATCGCCAGCACCGAAAGGGTGAACACGTCCTTGTTCGGCTGACCCGGCTCGGTGACCAGGGCCGTCTCCTTGATGCTGAACGACAAGGTGTTGCCCCAGGCCCCGGCGCTGCTGGCGTTGACCCGGAAGGCCACCATGTTCGTCTCGGAGGTGTTCCCACCGGCCACCGACTGGGTGGCCGGACTACCGGCAAAGTCGGGGTCGGAGGGGACCGACCTCACGATCCAGGCAAAGCGCCCACCGTTCTGGTAGAAGCTGTAGACCGCGTAGGGCATGTAGCTCAGCACCTTGGTGTCGATGCTCGATGCGTCGGGCGGGTCGATGTAGTCGAACCCGCCGAAGGTCTGGGAGTAGGCACTCCAGGACTCGCACAGGACCGGTGTGTTGGGCGGTCCCTTGAGGGCGACGCCGACGAAGGCAGCCACCGTGGTGGTGCCCGCAACGTCAGCGGGGTTGACCAGGAGGGATTCCTCCAGGTAGACGCCAGGGCGTCGGTAGTAGGTGACCATGGTCGCTCCTTAGTTCGTGTTGACGAAGGAATGCGACGACAGTTGTTACGAGCCAGACGGCGTTATCACGTTGCTGAGGGGATGTCGCGCCCCTCATGGGCGATGTGGAAGAGTTCCCCACCGGCCTCGCGCTCCTCTTGGGAGTGTTCGTTGAATGGGTCCGACGTGCCCAGGAACTGCTGGGCGTAGGTGTCGAACTGTTCTCTGGCCACCACCGGGATGAGCACGCGAAGCGTGCGCCAGGTGGCGTCGTCAGGATTGCCCAGTCGGGACTGGGGGATCTCGGTGAGCATGGTGATCGTGTAGTACTTGCGGAAGATCCGCTTGGTCCCCGATTCCGTCGTCTCCGGGACGTTGGCGGCGTTGAAGCTCACCACGTCCACCCGCTTGTCGATCCCATCGGCCTCGCAGCGGATGAAGAAGGGCCTCGGGGGCAGCACGTCGGTGGCGAAGATCGAGGTCAGGTACCGATCGTGGAGGTTGGAGCGGGCGAAATGGCTGACCTGGAAGGTCAACCGCATCGGCAGGAAGTTGGGCACCATCCAGGTCTGGATGTTCCAGCCGAGGGGCGGCTCGGGCATGTTGGGCGAGAAGCTCGGCCGGTAGATCTTGGTCGCCGGTTCCCAGTGCAGAGAGTGGAACAGGTCATAGGCCGGTTCGGCGGCGATCATGTCGATGACGATGAACGGGTAGCGGATCTGGCGCTCGCCCTCGGGGAAGCGGTACCACACGCCCACGTCGATCTTGGGCTTGAGCGGATCGGCGGGCACGTTGGGCACCTTGATCCCGGTGAGGTACTTCTTGAGCGCGGCCTCCTCGGCCAGGATGTAACCGAGGTGGTTGTCGAGGTCCGGTTCCGCCAGCAGTGGGTAGGGCGAGATGCTGCTCACCCGACAGACCCAGCCGAGATCTGGGAGCCGAGCTTGGACTTCATGTGCTGGTGGGCAAGCTCCTTGCCCTCGATGAAGTCCTGACCCATCGTGCGGAACAGGGGCGACGGCGGGCGGTGCTCGTCACCGAACTCGATCTGGAACGCCTGTT